CTGTTCACCCCCGGGCCGGTTGGGGGTCACCCCCCTGGGTCGCGTGACCGTGCGTCACGTTCCCCATGTCTCGGCTGCGGTCTTGCGGGAGTGGTGGCGCTTGCTCATGGCCTGCCAGTTGCTTGGGTCGAAGCCGCGGGGGCCGAGCGGTCCGAGTCCGTCGATGTGGTCGACCTCGGTGGCCAGGTCACGCTGGAGCTGGGGCAGGGCAGCGCAGGTAGGGCACTCGCAGTACGGGTGCGTCTGTAGGTACTCGGCGCTGGCCTTGCGCCATGCCGTGTTGTAGCCGCGCTGGTTGGGCTGGGGCCTGGCCGCTCGGGCCTTGGTCTGGCAGGCAGGGCAGCGTCCGGACGCGGTGAGGGTGGGGCAGCCTGGTGTGGGGCAGACCTGCATCGCCTTACGCGAGGCCATGGATGTGCATGTGTGCGAGGAGCCGGGCGAGGGCTTGGGGCATGGGGTCGTCGGTGTGGCCACAGCTGCACTCGGTGCTGACCATGCCGATCAGCTCGCGTGGGGTGCTCTCGGTCTGGTCCACGGGGATCAGACGGACGTCGTGCACGGTGTACGCAAGCATGGTCAGTCCCTGGTGATCTCGCCGAGCATGCCGTTCAGGACAGCGCTGGCTGGCCCGGTCTCAGGGTGGATCCGCACGGATCCCGTGGGGGCGTTCTCCTGGGCGTGCTCGCGGTACTGCTCGGCGGCGTCGGCCTTCTCGATGAAGCCGGTGGAGAGTCCGCACGGGCACACGATGGCTGCGTATCCCGTGGGTTCGTACTCAGCCCATTCCCCGTCGGGGCCCGGCTTCTGCTGGAGTCCGGCAACAAGGATCATGGAGTGGAGCATGGCGTGTCTCCCTGGGTCAGGGGCAGTTGACCGCCAGGTGTGGCCAGCTGCTCGGCGTGGTCTGGCCGACGGTGTGCGCCTGGAAGGATGCGGCGTCCCGGTACCAGCGAGCGCGGCAGACGTACGTCGTGGCGTCCTCGGTGTGCATGACCTTCAGGTAGTACAGGTCGACGTCCTCAAGGCCGGCCGCGTACTCGGTGAGCGCGTCGCGGGCCTGGGTCTTGGTGGCGTCGGGCCAGATCAGGTCAGCGCTTCCGGTCCGGTTGTCCTGGGCGCGGTTGGTCACGGTGTACGACGTGGCCGCGTCTGCTGAGCAGGCGGTGAGTGTGACGAGTGCTGCGATCACGGACGTCGTGGTGCGAATGCGCATGGTCCCCCCTGGATGTGCGCGAGGGGGACATCATGCAACAGGGACGCCGTCCTCGCCGTCGCCTCGGGCGATGCTGCGGATGGTGCGCTGGATGACCTCGCCCGCGTTCTCGGCGTTCAGGTCCAGGACCACGTCGGCCGGGACGGGGTGGAGTTCGACGACGTACCGGTGGACGGGCTTGCCCGCGTTGCGCTCCCTGGCCTTCACCGAGTTGAGCGGCGCCTCTTCCCATCGCACGGTCCCGCGGTGCCCGCTGGGGAAGCGGCACTCGAACCGGTCCGGCGTGGTGGGTACGCCCATGGCCGTGTTGTTCAGGCGGGCCTTGGTGAGCTCTTCGACGCGGTCCGCGATGGTGCGGAGCTGTCGGGGGGTGAGGCTGCGGGCTACCGGCACTGTGTTCTCCCTGGGGGTCGTGGTCCCCGCACGCGAGCCTGCCGACGGGCCGCGTGCGGGGACAGGGGTTCACGAGCCGCGCGCGCTGGCCTTCCCGTCAGCGGGGGCTCGTGAACAGGGGGCCCGGCGGGTGGGACGGGGGAGTCAGTCCGCCGGGTGTCTGGGAACGCCGAAGCCCCGCCGCGTGGTGGACGCTGGCGGGGCTTCAGTGGCGTGTGGGCATAAGTGTGCCGCACGAAGATCGTGGCGCATTCAAATGGTTCGTGTCAAGCGGCGGCCTTTGCCCGCTGGTTGGGGCGTGTGGTCTTGGGTGCGTTCTTGGCGGCGTGCAGGTCCTCGAGGGCGTACAGCGGGCGGCGGGCGGTGCCGGCGGCGGGCTTCAGCAGTCCACGGCGGCGCCAGTCCCGGATGGTGGCGGGCTGGACTTGGACGGCGAATGCGGCGAGGTCGGCAGGGAGAAGGCGGCGCATGCGGCCAGTGTCGGCGGGATTCGCGCGCGCGTTCCCCTGGCTCACAGCCCGATGCCGTCGGTGGCGGCGTCCTCCCACATCTCGCCCTCCTCCACGTACTCCCAGAAGACGGGGGAGTTGGTGGCGTGCCCGGTCTGGGCTCGCAGCTTCTCTACCTTCTTGCCCTTCTTGCGGCCGGTGGTCACCAGGCCTCGGCGCATGGAGTGGCCGACCAGGCGGGTGTCGAGCTCGGCGCGTTGGGCGGCGCGGGTGATGGCGATGCGGCAGCCGTCCGGGGACAGGCGGCGTTCGCCGAGGCGGCCGGCCTCGTTGACGGGGACGAACGCGGGGCCGGTGGTGCGGCCCAGGGTTTCCTTCCAGGACAGCCACAGGCGGACGGGGCAGGTGGCGGCGTGCTCGCCGAACGCGACGGGGACGGTGCGCGCCTTTCGGCCCTTGACCGAGGGAACGTAGACCTCGAGGCCTTCGCCGGAGAGCTTGATGCCGTCGACGGTGAGCGCGGACACCTCGGAGGAACGGCCGCCGATCGCGAACGCCATTGCGGCCAGGGCCCGGTCGCGCAGCAGGGCGACGTCCGGCGGGACGTGCTTCTTGCGCGTGGCGGTGGGCTTGGGGACGGCGGTGTTCATGGCGCGGATCTGTGCGGGGGTGGCGGCCGGCGCCTTCCCGCGGCCGCGGGCGATCCGGTCGGCGGCGAGCTTCAGGGGCTTCAGGGCCTCGCGCGCTGCCTCGGTTGCTTCCTTGGGGACGGTGACGCCGTGCTCGCGGCGGGCGGTGACGGTGACTCCGGTGATGCGGCGGTCGATGGAGTTCGGGGCGGCCTGCTTCACCTGGTCCAGCCACACCACGAATCCGACCATCGTGCCCACGGTCAGGTCGGTGTCCTCGAGCCGGTGGCGGGTGCGTTCGGCGGTCCAGTCGTGGAACTCCTGCCACAGCTTCCAGTCGCGGGCGTAGCCGGTCCGGGTCTTGGCGGGGCGGTTATCGGCGAGGTGCTTCACTGCGGCCTGGTCGAGGGCGGCGAGGACCGCGTTCGACGGGTCGACAACGGCGGGAAGATCTCCAGCGGCCTGCGTCGATGTTGCCGGGAGCAGTTCTCCGGTGAGCACTTCGGCGTCCATCCGACCCTCCGTCATATCCCTTGAAGACCCTCGGATATCGCATCTTATCCGAGGGTCTAGAGGCTCGGGGGTGCGCCTTCCCTCCCCGGACATGCCGACCGCCCCCGAGGCGAACCCTGGGGGCGGTCGACGGTGGGCCGGTGCTGCGATCCCGACCCGGTCCTGAGATGGCCAGTGCCCCGACCGTTGTTCGCAGCCGGCCGGGGCACCAGGGCGCCCTGCCTACCCGTGGGGGAACGCGGGCGGCCGGGGCCTGCGCCGAGGCCGGCCGGACCGTGGGCGAGACGGTCCCGTGGGGTCCGGCGCACACCTGGCAACGCTGCTTGCTGCCGACGGATGTACGCCTACCCACGTGCCAACGCGGGGCGCGTGCCCCACAGTACCGAACTTCCGGAGTTCGGGAGTCGGGAGCGTGTCACGATCCGGCGTCCTCCCCGAGCAGGGCGCGGCGCATCTCCTCCTCGGTGTTGCCCTGGATGTCGTCGGCGTGCGCCAGCAGCAGATCGACCGCCAGGCGCAGCATCGTGTTGTCGGTGATCCGCTCGCCCTTGTCGGTCCGGTTGGCCGCCACCCGCTTGCGGAGCGCGCCGATGTCCGCGACCTGGTCGGGGCGCAGCCGGGCGTCGGTCCGCTCGAACGTCTTGTAGCGCGGGGTTTCCTCGTCGGGGTCAGTCGTCATAACGCCAGACTGTGTCACTCCGGGAGTCCGGGAGTCACCAGGGCACCCCCTCGGCATCCGGCGTTACCACACCCCCCTGACGGCTGGATTGGCCCGGGGTGTAGCGGGAGCGTGATGTGGGGCGGTTAGGTTCCGTGGCATGAGCGACCTTCCCAGGACCTTGTTGCCTGCTCTGTCCAGTCCGCCGGGCGACCGGCTGGAGATCGTGTCGGTGTGGGACGACGACACCCCGTATCAGTCGTGGCGGCCGCAGATACTGGTCCCCGCTACGTTCCGGCCGGGGGCGACCCGTGTGTTCGTCGTGGTGAACCAGAAGGGCGGCGCCGGCAAGACGACGACCGTGGTGGAGCTGGCGGCCGCATGGGCGGCGCAGGGCCTGCGGGTACGGGTCATCGACGCCGACCACCAGGAAGCGGCCCTGTCCCAGTGGCTGCTCCCCCAGTTCCCCGAGGGTGCCCCGCGGCACACCCTGCGTTCGGTGTTCTTCAACGAGTGCACGCTGCTCGAGGCGACCTACCCGACGCTGTTCGAGAACATCGACATCATCCCGTCCACGGTCGACCTCGTTCGGGTGGAGTACGAACGGCCGATCGGCGCCGAGATGGCCCTGGCCCGTGCGCTCGCCGCCGAGGAAGAACAGCAGGGCTCCGCGCCGTACGACGTGACGCTGCTGGACTGCGCGCCCTCCCTCAGCCTGGTGACGGTGGCGGCGATGTCGTGCGGGGATGAGGCGATCGTGCCCCTGAGCGTAGGCGGCCTGGACCTCAAGGCCATGGCGAGCCTTCACCGAACGATCCTGACGGTGCAGGAGAAGAACAACCCGAAGCTGGACGTGGGCGCGGTGTTCCTGACCGCGTGGGACAAGTCCAGCTTTGCCCGCCAGCTGGCCACCCGGCTGTCGACGGACTACCCGGACGCCGCCATCATCCCGATCCGGCGCAGCATCCGTGCCGCCGAGGCCCCCATCGTCGAGCAGCCGGTCAGGTTGTACGCGCCGGAGTCGACGGCGGCCGCGGACTATGCCCAGGGCGCCGACATCATCCGGCGGGGTGCGGCGTGAGCGGCAGGCGGCCCACCCTGAACCTGCCGGGCATCAACGGCACGCCCCCGGCGGAGCAGACGGCCCTCGATGTCGGGCAGCCGGCGCCGTCGGAGGACGGTGTCCTGTTCGGCGTGACGGGCGCCTCGGTGTCCGCGCCGCCCCTGACGCTGAGCCAGCTGCCGACGCCGTACGACGTGGGAGCGGAGGTCGTCTCCCCGCTCACCGACAAGGAGCGCACCGACCTCCAGACGTGCGAGCAGGCGTTGCACGGCTTCCGGAAGGCGCTGATCGTCGCGGGCAAGGCGCTGGAGGTCATCAACCGGGGACGGCTGTACCGGGAGACCCACGCGACGTTCGCCGACTACGTGCTGGAGGTCTGGGGGTTCAAGCGCACGCACGCCTACCGGATGATCGAAGAGTGGCCGGTGGCCGTCGCCGTGTCCCCAATTGGGGACATCAACGAAGCTCAGGCCCGGGAGCTGCTGCCGGTGTTCAAGGACCACGGGCGGGAGGCCGCCGCCGTGCTGTACCGGGAGACGCGGGAGCTGACGGGCGGGAAGGTGACGGCGGCCGCGCTCGCCGAGGCCCGCGCCGTTCTGCCCCCGAGGCTGGCCGCGCCGGAGCAGGCGGCGGACGTGCTGCGGGTGGCGGCCGCCGAGGGCCGGGTGCCGCGCATCGTTGCCCCGCGGGTGGCCATCCCGGAGCAGGCGGCCGGGGATCCTGTGCTGACCGCCGAGGACATCGCCCGGGAGGACGTCCGCGCGGGAGCCGAGGGAATCGCCGTCCTCGAGGCCGCGCTCGCGCAGCAGAAGCAGATCTATGACCGGCTCGCCGGGGTGGTGCCCAAGGCCCTCGGGTACGACCCGGGCCGTGCCGAGATGCTGCTGGGTGACCTGCGGGCGTACGCACACCGGACGGCATACCGGGCCCGTGGCCGGGAGCGCGACGACGGAGGGGAACACGGGCCTGATCAGGCCCCATGATGGAGGTGCTGAAAGGCGCGGGGACTCCAAGGCCCCCCATCCCAACGTCGGGGCGACGCAAGGGGTGGGGGGCCTTCGGCATGCTCGGGCTAGGCGTGGGTGGGTTGCCCGAGCTGCACCCAGTAGTCCAGCCACTGGGCGGGCTCCAACTGCGTTCCGCAGGTTCGGCATCGGGCGGCGCGGGACGCGTCGTCGTAGCGGAGCTGGCCGATGCACGTGGTGCCGTCGGGGAGTTCGGCGGGGCACGGGATGCGGTGGGTGGTGGCGCCGTCGGTGACGCGTCGCAGGTCCTCGGCGACGGTGCGCAGTTCGCGGTGGGTCAGGGTGAGGTCGACGGCCTGGGCGGCCCACGGGAGGTGCCGGCGGATGCCGCGAACGGCACGTGACAGGCGGGCGTCGGCGCCCGGGGGCATGGTCTGCGGCTGGAGGCGGCGGGCCACGGCCAGGTCGGCGTAGCGCAGGTATACCCGGTGGGGGACTCCCATGGGGCCGATCAGGTCCAGGACCTGTTCGGCGGCGGGCGGGGTCCAGTCGGTGCTGCGGGTGACCCTCGGTCCGGTGTGCCCGCGGGACGGCTCGAGGCAGTCGGACAGGTGGGGCCATGCCTGCTCTATCTCGGTGAGGCAGGCGGCGATGCGGTCCTGGCAGGCGTGGCAGGTGGTCCACAGGGAGCGGTCGCCGGTGAGGCCGTGGCCGCATGTGGTGCAGGTGTTCAACGTGGCTCCTGTCAGGCCGCGCGGGCGATCGGGGGGCGGCGGATGAGTTGGCGGAGGATGGCCGGCGCGGGTGCGCCGCCTCGGCTGGTGGAGCCTCCCCGGCACAGGCACGGGTGGCCCCCGTGGGAGGTGATCTCCGGGCGGGGTGCGCCGCGCATCCGCATCGCCAGGTCGATGTCCAGCAGGGCGGGCTGATCGAGGCTCATCCATCCGGCGAGACGGTGGAAGTAGTCCGGGTCGCCGTGGTGGTCGAGGTGGTCCTGGACCTGGCGGGCGTAGCCGTTGACGGCGGCCTCGGACCGGTCGTGCCCATCGGCCCAGAAGCGAGCGATACGCCAGGCGTTGGTGCTCACTCGTGTGTCCATGGGGACACTTCCCTTCCTGTTCCATCCGTGCGTCCCCACGCCGTAACTCACGGTCGCACAGAATCTTCAGGACGTTCCCCCGGCTTCCCCTCGGGCCAACTCGGGCCCCCGGAAACGCAGGTAGGGCCCGCCCCCGGGGTGGGGAGCGGGCCCTACGGAGCGCAGTCGGTCAGGTCTGCGCCATGTCCACGAATCGCGAGTAGTGCCCCTGGAAGGCCACGGTGATCGTCGCGGTGGGCCCGTTGCGGTGCTTGCCCACGATGATGTCCGCCTCGCCCGCGCGGGCTGTCTCCTTCTCGTAGGCGTCCTCGCGGTGCAGCAGGATCACCATGTCGGCGTCCTGCTCGATGGCGCCGGACTCCCGCAGGTCGGACATCATCGGCTTCTTGTCGGTGCGCTGCTCGGGCCCACGGTTCAGCTGCGACAGGGCAACGACCGGGATGCCGAGTTCCTTGGCCAGCATCTTCAGGCTGCGGGACATGTCGGCGACTTCCTGCTGCCGTGACTCGGCCTTGCGGGCGGTGCCCATCTGCATCAGCTGGAGGTAGTCGACGACCAGCAGGTCCAGCCTGCCGCGCTGCTTCAGCTTGCGCGCCTTGGTGCGGATGGACATCAGGGTGAGGTCAGGTGAGTCGTCGATGTAGAGGCCGCTGTTGGCCACCTTGGTCTTCGCCTTGGCCAGGCGACCCCACGCGGGTTCGTCCAGGGTGCCCCCACGGATGTTGTGGAGGCCAACCGATCCCTCGGCGGACAGAAGGCGCTGGTGGATCTCCCTTCGGCTCATCTCGAGGGAGAAGTAGGCGGCATGGCCTCCGTGCTTGATGGAGACGGCGCGGGCGAAGTCCAGGGCCAGGGTCGACTTGCCCATGGCGGGGCGACCAGCCACCACGATCATCTGGCCGCTCTGGAAGCCGTCGGTGAGGCTGTCCAGGTCGGTGAAGCCGGACGGCTGACCGGTCAGTTGCTCGGGGTCCCGCTTGCTTGCTGCGTCGATGGCGTCGACCGTGTCGTCCAGTCCGACGTCGGCGTGCAGCAGCGTGTCCTCGGTGGCCTGTTCGGCGATGTTGAAGACCTCGGCCTGGGCGGCGTCGACCAGCTCGGAGGCGTCACCGCCACGCTGGTATCCGATCTGCGTGATGCGGGTACCGGCCTCCACCAGGGAGCGGGCCACCGCAGCGTCGTGCACCAGCTCCGAGTAGTAGGCCGCGTTCGCTGCGGTCGGCACGGTCTGGACCAGGGTGTGCAGGTAGCTGGCGCCGCCCACCTTGTTGATGTCGCCGGTCTTGGTCAGGTGCGCGGCAACCGTGATGGGGTCGGCCGGCTCACCCTTGCCGTACAGCTCGAGGATGGCGGCGTAGATGGTCTGGTGGGCGGGCTTGTAGAAGCCCTTGCCGTCACGCATGATCTCCGCGACTTCGCCGATGGCGTCCTTGGACAGCAGCATGCCACCGAGGACGGACTGTTCCGAGTCCAGGTCCTGCGGGGGGATGCGCTCGAAGGGGTCCGGCTCGTACGCCTCGGCATCGTGGCGGGCGTCGGTCTGTACGCTCATAGGTGGATCTCCGTTCAAGGGGTTCGAGCGGCGGCCGGGGCCTGGCGAGGTAACCGGCCGCCGTTGTGCGTTCTGGTCAGGCCATGACCAGGGCCGTGCGACAGGCGCACTTCCCAGTGGGCAGGAAGGTTTCCGGGTCCTCGATGATGCCGGTGCCCTTGCAGTCCGGGCAGCCCGCGCGCGGGGCCCCCGAGGCTCCGGTGGAGGACGGTTCCGGCAGTCGCTTCAGGTGCTTCCGGTAGACCGCGGTCACGTCGTAGACGCGGGACGGGTCGCACTTGCGGGACAGGTGAGTACGAAGCTGAGGCAACGTCCATCCGGCGCCAAGGGCTTCCAACACCAGCGGCTCGAGGTCCCGCGCATCTGCCTCCACGGGACGTCCCGGAAGGGAACGGACCATTTCGGTGATCTCCTGGCGCTGCTGCGGCAGGACGGGGTGGTCTTTGTTCTGCGGCGTAGCCGTCTCTCTCGCTTCTCCCTCGGATCCCTGTGCCTCCTGCTGCTCTGCGGCAGCCCCCGAGAGAGAAGAGGGAGAAGAAGAGGGAAGGAAAAGGGGGGCAGATTCCGCCGGGGGTGTAGGGGCAGATTCCGCCGCCCCCCCGGCAGATTCCGCCGCCCCCCCGGCAGATTCCGCCGGGGGGTCTGACCTGCTGTTTTCTTCGGGCGTCGCGAAGGTGAGTTCTTCGATCATGGTCGGCCCGTAGTCCCGGGGCTTCCGCTGCATCTGCTTGAGCAGGTCGACGTTCACCCGGTACAGGTCAGCGATCCGGGCGCCGTTCTTCGGGTGGTAGCGCTCGGCAGCGGCAAGCAGACCCCGCTTGATCAGCCGCTGCTTGTTGTCTCGGGCGGTCCGTTCCTTCATGTGCGCTTCGTCGGCGAGCTGCTGCATAGTCGCGATCACGTAGCCGCGATCGTCGGTGTGGTTGCAGCACGCCATCAGGAACGCGAACTCGCCGGTGTTCAGGCCATCCGCCCGGAAAACCAGGTTCATGTGCTGGATCACCAGGACCCTCCCGTTGTGTCAGCGGGGGGGAAGGGGCCCCGGTAGTTGGTGGCGGTGATCGCCATGTGATGGTGCTCCTCGTTGAGCTTTGAGAAGCACTGAGATCCGGATCATTCGGATGGTGACTTACCAGCACCGGCCGGGTACAGGTACCCTCGGCGATGAGGTCGCCTTCCCAGATGGCCTCAGAGCTTCAGTTAGTCGCTGAACAACAGGGCACCGATCGGACGGCTAATCCGAGTCAGTGCAAACGCATCCGAGGCCCCACCCCTGCCAGGTAGGTGGGGCTTCAGCGCGTTCTAGGCCACCAGGGCCTCTTCGTCCTCGCCGTTGAGCCAGGCGAGGAACTGCGCGCGGTTCACGTGGATGGTCCGCTCGATGAGCTCCCAGCGGACGGGGATGGAACCGCGTTGAAGGCGGTTCCGGACGGTCCGGCGGGTGCATCCCATACGGGCCGCCACCTCGTCCGTCTTCATCCAGTCCGGGGTCTGCGGCACCAGGATGGGCGTTACTGTCCCGTCCATCGGATGACCTCCGAGTAGTTCTGTGGCTCGCCCCGCGGGATGCGGAGCGAGCGTGTATCAGACACTCGCACAGATTTCATGCGACGTTCCCCCGGCTTCCCCTAGGCAGGCGTAACGGGGGGAACCGGCCAGTTTGCGGAGTCCCCGCGGACCAGATCGGCGCACATTTCGACTCGGTCCCCAGGGATGACCTTGATGGTCACCTCAATGGGCTTGTCGTCCCGTGCGGAGTAGCCGGTCATGGTGATCTCGAAGACGGGGAGTGCCTGCGCGATCTCCAGCAGCTTCGCCTCTTCAGGGCTCGGCATGCGGACGCGCGTGATCTCCCGCCACGAGATCGGGCCGTGGCCGGCCTCCTCCAGGCGGTCGAGATAGCCGCCGGGGCCGGTGGACGGCTCGGCAACCTGGGGGGCGTCGGCTACGGCAGCAGGACTGATCCAGGTGTCGACCAGTTGGAAGGCGGGCTCCCCCGCGGGTGAGGTGACGCGGCGGCGGCGCAGTACGGACGTACCAAGGTCCAGCTCGAACGTCTCCGCCACGATGGCGGGCGCGGCCTCGAGGGATCGATACGGCGTCCCGTGGACTTGCCACTTCTCCCCGGGATCGTGCGTGGCAGGGAAGACGTAGCCGGTATGCGGGTTGCGGGTGACGGTCTGGCCCCGCCTGATACGGCGCCGGCGTACGCGGTCCTGGACCACGACGCCACGACGGTGCACGGACCTGACCAGCCCCTCCGCCGCCACGATGTTCACGGCTGCTCGGATGGTCTCCCGCGCTACGTCGTAGTGCTCTGCCAGCTGCGCGATCGTCGCCAGGGTCTCACCAGGCTGCTTCTCCTTGTTGAGCACGCGGGTGCGGATGTCGTCCGCCACGTCCCGCGCGGTCAGCTTCTTGTTGGTCATGCGGATCACTGTAGCAGAGCCTAGGCGCTTGACGTAAAGCCTAGGTCTTATGTAGTGTCCTAGGTGTCGGGCAACGACGGGGCCTAGAAAGCCGAAAGGCCCAGGTGATGGCACACCTGGACCTCCGGGGGCCTCCGAAGAAGCCCGGCGACGTCCTACCTGACTGACCAGGGAGAACCTCGCTATGCACAACGCTAGCGCAGCGATTGTGGAGTTGACACCAGCCCACATCGTCCCGTGGCGGAACCCCAACGGGGACTTCACCACCACCTACGTCAACACTCACGCCGGCCGCTACAGCGGCAGCCTCAGCATCGACCAGATCGGCAACCTCACCGAGGGCCGCCTGTCGGAGATGCTCGACGGCTGGTTCGTCCTCATCTCCGGCACGGTCGAGTCCGTCCGCCTGTTCGGCGACGACGACACCGAGGTCTCCACCGCCACGGTCCGCCTGTCCTCGGGCACCGGAGCCGACGTCGTCGTGCACCTCACCGACCGCCACTACGCCAACGTGTGGGGCTACCTGGTGATGGGCCGCCGCTTCGGTCTGGCCGGCTTCGTCCGCCGCACCTCCCCCGACGCTCCGCCCTTCGTCACCTTCGTCCGGCTGCTGATGACCCGCACGGACACCGTGACCGCCGACGAGTACCGCGCGTACGCCTGCCAGGCGGTGACCCTCTGATGGCGCTCCTGGACCTGCACGACGCCGAACAGCCCATCGACCCCAAGCTGGTCCTGGCCATCGAGGCCGCCTTCCGCTCCGTATCCGTGACCCCGGTGGAGTTCGTGCCCGTGCCCCGCGCGTGGCGCCACCCGGCCGGAAGCGTCAGCGGCCCCAAGTCCGACCGCAAGGCCCAGATCAAGATTGACCTGGCCAAGCGCGACGGCGCCCGGTGCGCGTACTGCGCCCGTGAGTTCATCGACCTGAACGACGCCACCCTGGACCACGTCATCCCGAACACGGTGGTCCGGCACTGGCAGCCCTGGAACCTCCTACTGGCCTGTGGCGCGTGCAACAACGCGAAGAACGACCAGGTTCCGCTGGTGCTGCTGCCGATGATGCTTCACCTGGTGCGGCAGCTGGGGGAGCTGTCCCGCTGGAAGCGCGAGATGTCCAAGCCGATCCCCACGAACGGCTACCCCTCCAAGTCGGCCGCCAAGAGGGCCCAGAAGGCGAAGCGCAGGCAGCGCCAGGAGTTCTACCGGGCCGTTCACGCGATGGGCGGACCCTTCGTCCGGCTGGCCCTTGAGGCCGCCCCGGTAAGCGCCGCGCTGCTGGCTGGACAGGACGGCCAGTCATGAGCGACCGCAACGACCAGGCCGCCGACCGCCTCATGGCCGCCCTGTACGAACTGAGCTACCGCGGCCGCATCAGCATCACCCCGGACATCCGGATCGTGGCGTGTCCCAGCGACCGCAACCCCGAGGGCCCGCGGCCCCTGTGCGCCGCCGGCCTGTCCGTCGAAATGGCCGAGCTGCTGGCCCAGGCCATCGAGCAGCTGCTCATCACCATCGACACCGCCGGCGCACCGGTCGACCCCACCGCGGCCGCCGACTTCGCCCGCAGCAACCCCGAGCTGGCCGAGGACATCGCCAGTGCCTTCACCGGAATCGACCTGACCGAGCTCACCCGCGCGGTCCTGGACGACACCGACCCCCAGAACCGTATGGCTGTGACGCGCGCCCTGGACGCCATGTTCGGCGACGTCACCGACCAGGAAGCCGAGGACGACGCATGAACACCATCACCCAGCCCATCACGAACGCCCCCGGCATCACCGCCGAGATCTCCGACCTCATGGACGACCTCACCGGCTTCCACCCGGTCCTGGACCGCCTGGTGGCCGCGTTCGGCGACGTCCTCACCGCCGACCTGACCACCGACCAGACCATGTCCGCCGTCGCAGTCCTCGGCGGCCTGGCCGACGGCAACGTCGCCACCCTGCTCGGCCTGACCCTGCGCCGCATCGCCGACCCCGACGCCAACCAGGCCCTGGCCGACCTCCCCGCCGACCGCAAGCAGACGCTGCGCCGCCTCGGCGCCGAGTACGCCGCCGCCATCACCGACCGCCACATCGAGCAGACCGCGTCCGAGGCCTGCGCCGCCATCGAGGGCGTCTAGCCCACCCGCTGGGCCGCCATCCGAGGGGCGGCCCAGCACCCACAGACCGCCTTCCCACCCTGCGAAGAGAGAGAAGAACCGCACGTGAGCGAGCGCGAACTGACCCTGCTGTTCCTCGGCGTCGTCCTCGGCGTCTACCTGTCCCTCCTGATCTCGATGCTCACCAGCATGCGGGACGACCGCCGCAACCGCCGCCTGGCCGAGCAGGCCGCCAACGCCGGTCAGCAGAAGGACTGACGGCTGCCTCCCGGGCCCGTCTCGTACGGGCCCGGTCGCAGGGAGCGGGACAGTCCCGAGCCACCCACCAGGAAGGAACCACCCGCATGTTCCGACGGAACAGCAGCAGCACCGGGAAGGTCGGCCGCGCGGCCAAGCCGGGCGAGACCCCCAACCGCAAGGGCATCCCGGTGACCAACCCGGACCCCAACAAGACCCGCGTCGTCGGCAGCAAGCCGAAGAAGGGCTGATCAGACATGGGACGCAACAACGACGACCTGAAGGGCTTTGCCGCCCGCACCCAGGCGGCCGCGCGAAAGATCGCCGAGAAGGGCATCAGGCCGCCCGACCCGGCCCGACTGACCAAGGCCGTGAACAACGCGGCCAAGAAGCGCGGCCGCTGACCCACCTGTTCGACCGAGCGGCAGCCCGCCCCCAAGGTTCCGAGGCCCGGGGCGGGCCGCCCGACCCCCTGCGAAGGAGTCAACCGTGACGGTACAGGGAGCGACCTCCCCCGTCTCTGACACCCAGCGCGCCGACGACCAGTTCACCGAGATCTACGCGGCGCACCGCGTCCGCCTGGTCCGCTACCTGGCGATGCTCCTGGGCCCCGGCCAGACACCGCTTGCCGAGGACATGGCCCAGGACGCGTTCATCCAGCTGTGGCGCGACCTCACGGAGAAGACCAACCCCGTCGACTCCGCCCGGGTGTACGGACTCCTGAAGATCATGGGACGGCGTGCGATCGGCTCGTACTACAAGAGCGCACGCAACCACGAAGCATCCGTCGACTACGACGCCCCCGAGAACAAGCCCCTGATCCCCGCCGGCCACTCCTACGCGCCGGACGTCCCCGAGCTGCACGCGCTGGCCCTGGAACTGGACGCCGCCATGCAGCGCATGACCGAGGCGTCCGCGCTGTGGCGCAACCTCAACAAGGAGTCCGCCGCCTGCCGTCTGAAGCTGAGCGACGGATGGCGCGACAACCGCGGGGGCCTCACCCCCAGGACGCGCCAGGACCTCGAGGACAAGGCCGCCGACACCGAGGCCGCCGAGGAGAAGGCACTGGTGGCCTTCCGCGAGACCTGCCGTCAGGTCGGCCTGCTGCGCGCCGAGATGGAACGCGCGGCCGGCCCGAACTGGCGGTCGTCCACCGGCATGCCGCACCGCACGCACTCCGGCGGCGGTGAACTGTCGTACGCCAAGGACCCCACGGCCACGCACTGCGCCAAGGGCCACCTGCTGGACCGGCTCAACACGGCCTACACCGAAGAGGGATACCGGCGCTGCCGGGCCTGCCTGCGGGAGAAGGGCCTGAAGTCCAAGCCGCGCGCCAACGACCCGTCCGTCCGGCGCGGCCGCACCACCGACCCCGAGGTCATCGAGCGAGCCCGCCAGCTGCTCGCCGACCCGGCCCTGGACCACAACATGCGCAGCGTCGCCGAGCTGCTCGGAGTCGGCCAGATGACGCTGTACCGCGCCTTCCCCGGCGGTGTCGCCGCCGTCCGCCAGGCCGCCCTCGAGACCGCGGGGGCCACCCGATGACTACCTCCCCCATTGCACGACTGCACGAGAGGAACCACCCCGTGACCACCGCCCCGGCCCTACTGGGCCCCGACGGCCAGGCCCTCCCCCGCACCGCAACGGCGCCGGCGAGCGACTGGATGCCCGTACGCGCCACCGACAACGCCGTCGTATGGGAGCGTCCCCGGCCAGTGGCCGCACCCGTGCCGGACGTTGACCCCCTCGAGCAGGCCCGCGCCGACGCGGCCAAGCTGCTGGACGACGCCCGCGCCGAGGCCGACCACATCACCGCCGAGGCCCGCAGCCTCCGCGCGCGCACTCTCGGAGCAGCCGACCACGAAGCCCGCACCATCCGCGAGACGGCCGCCGCCGAGGTCGCCCGTAAAGAGGAGAAGGGCCGGAAGCTGGACAAGTGGATGGGGCGCGGCGCCATCACGGGCGCAATCGGCCTCACCGCGTTCGGTGAGTACTCCCTCGCCCGGCTCGCCCACTTCCCGCAACAGGTGGCGTGGCTGCTGCCGTTCGTCATCGACCTGTACGTCATCCAGGCGTTCCGCCGGCACCGCGACACCCGCCTGGCCATCGCTCTCACCGTCGCCGTGAACGTCATCTACCACCTCGCCGCGGCGGGGATGTTCGGCGTGACGACCGACGCCAACGGCAAGCACCTCGCCACCTGGTGGCTGATCGCGATGGTGTCGTCCATCGCCTCCGTGATCCTGTGGCGAATGCACGTCATCACCGAACCGGTCGCGGAGAAGAAGCGGCCCCGCGCGGTCATCGCCGAGGCGCCGTATGAGAGTGAGAGTGCACCGGTCGCCGTTGCTCTCACGACGCCTGAGAGTGCCCCTGCTGCCGCGCCCGTTGAGAGCGTGAGAGTGGCAGGTGAGCGCACGGATGAGAGCACCCGTGAGAGTGCCGTTGAGAGCGCGTCTGAGAGTGCCGTTGAGAGCACCGATGAGAGTGCGGGTGAGAGTGCCCCCAACTCTCACGAGGACGACACCACCGACTCTCACCCGGCCCCCCGTGAGAGTGCACCAGGCCGCTCTCACCGCCGCCCGAACCGGCGCCGTGAGAGTGCCGAGAAGGTGTCAGCGATCAGCACGCCTGAGAGTGAAGTGGACGCCCTCGTCGCTCTCATGCGAGAGCGTGGCGGTGCCGACGCGGTGACTCTCAACGACGCCAAGCGCATCGCCGCCGGCCGTTCCGAGGCCACGGCCGCCCGACGCCTTCAGGCAGCCCGAACCCAGTACGCCAAGTAACCCACGGAGATCCCCATGAAGTGCAGCGTCCGAGACTGCGACAACGACGCCAGCATGACCAGCCCGTTGCCCCTGTGCACCACCGACGCCTACCGCGTCGTGGGTGCCTACTACAGGGCGATCGACCCCGACACCCCTATGACCAGGCTGATGGCGCTCACTGAGGTGCACTCCGCACCGCAGGCCACGGACGCCGAGCTGGCCGCGCGTACCGGCTGGCCGGTGGACTGGGTGCGCACCCACCGGGCGGCATCCACCACCTGACGACGATGACGACGACGCCCGCAGGTCACCAGACCCGCGGGCGTCGTTGCGTTCACGGAAAGTGACCGATGGGGTCCACCTACTCCCTACTTCCTTCCTTCCTCATTCACTCCCGAGAGCCCGATTCGGGGCCCTGAGACCCCCAAATCCGCGTTCTCGTCGGGAGGTGGGAAGTAGGTAGGAATGAGGAACCATCAGTTTCCGCAGGTCACAGCGTTTTGGACGTTCACGCGGTTCCCGGTGACTTCCCAAGATCAAACGAGGGTGTGAAGTCACGCTGTGTATATGGGAGTAAGAGGCGGGAGCCACCTCCCACCCACCTCCCACCACCCGGCGGAACGGACGCCGAGCCGCGCGTGGCAGGTCGGATGGTCCGTCCTTGGGGTGGTGGGAGGTGGGTGGGAGCTCCCGGCGGGGCGGGGCGGGGCGGAAGCCATAGAGGCTCAGGAAGCCCTCTGCCGGGCATTCAGCCGGGTCTCGCCACCGCCCCGCCCCGCCCCGCCGCCGGGATCAGTCCTCGTACAGCGCACCACTCAGGATGTCCTCAACGATGCGTCCGATCAGGTCCCGGCGGGGCGGGTCACTGTCGGCGGGCGCCGGGTAGTCCGAGGGCAGACCTCGTTCCACGGCGTCCACGGCGTCCTCCACCTCGAACTGGATGCCGGTGTCCGCCGACAGACTGCCGATCCTCCTGACGGCCTTCTCCGTGCGGGAGATGAGATCCACCGCAAGGTCCTCGTAGGGGTCGGTCACGGGGCGGTCCCTTCCGTCGCGCGTCAGAACTTCCATGATGGCGGCCCCGACGGACGGGCGACACGGACGCGGAGAGTTCTTGCTGCTTGCCTGCTTCCTGCCGAGAGAGTCCTGCCGTCGGCAAATCCCCGCTCGAGGGCCCGTGATCCGGTGTCTTGTGGTCGGCAGCAGGCAGGCAGCAACTACACCGCGTCACGAAAGTCATCATCATAATGACCACGCAGAAGGTGATGAGCGGGCCCCAACGTGCGCGCGCGACGCGCACGCGCGAGGGGAGCACACACGGTGACTGTCCGTCAAGGCGTAGACGACGAAAGGCCCCCACCTCGAGGGCGGGGGCCAGGCGTCACGGGTACTGGCGGCGGGCGGGATCCATACCGAGCGTCAGCGGGCTGTTGCCGGGGTCGTCGTCCGGCGGCGGCGCGCCGTCCCGTCGGCACACCAGGGCATCGGGGTCGTCCGCCGGCGGCTGGAGGGAGTAGCCATCCGGGCACGTCTGGCCGTCTCTCCCGTCCGTTCCGGGCTCGCCCTGGGGTCCGGCCGGTCCCGGCTCTCCCTGGGCCCCTGGCGGGCCTGCTGGGCCGGTCACGGACTCGCCGTCCGTGCCGTTCGTTCCCGGCTCGCCTGGTGCCCCTGTGGCGCCGTCCTGGCCGTCCTGGCCGTCCTTCCCCGGCTTGCCCGTGGCGTCGTCTCCTGGCACCCCTGACGGCCCCGCAGGACCAGGCGGGCCCGACGGGCCAACGATGGACTCCCCGGGCTCCCCACGGGATCCTGGCGGCCCTGCTACCGGGGTCTGCCCGAGTGACTGCACCTGAGCGGCGAGAGCGTCCCGGGCCCGGTTCGCTTCCCGCAGGTCGTTGGAGAGGGTGACGACCTGGATGGCGAGCCACCCGAGGAACAACACGACCATCAGGCCGGTGAAGGCGACCAGCCACTCGGCGCGCGGCGGCCGCCGCAGACGTCTCCTTCGGTCTGTGCTCATGTACCCACCGCCGTCCAGACTGCGATCACCGCAGCGAGCAGGGCGAGCAGGATCGGCACGACCGCCTGGTACAGGCGGCGCTGCCGGTCGGCCTCCCGCCGGTCCCGTTCGGATATCTGGTACCGCTCGAAGTCGTCCTCGAGCTTGTCGGCGGCGTCCTTGCACTGCTGGATGTCCGTTCCGAGTTGGGCCAGCCTCTGTTCGACGTGGCCCGACTGGATCGCGTAGACGTCCTGCGACACCACTTTGTCCAGGCGGCTGTTCAGCTCCGCGAACCGGGTGGAGATCAGCCGCTGTAGCGATTCGATCTGTCGGCCCAGTTCGCCGTTGGACAACTCTTCGCCCATCGGCGCGGGTCCTCACATGAAAGGGGCCCCGGCCGACGGCGCGGGGCGGACGGGCGGAGCGCGGAGTCAGCCGGTGGGCGTGATCGGCTCGGCGTAGCTGTACGACCGGGACGCGGACATCAGCCGGAACTTCGGCGAGGCCGCGACCATGTCGACGAACTGCTGGACGATGTCGGCCACACCCGGGGCGTCCGGGTTGTCGGTCGTTGCCACCGCGGTGAACGTGACGGGGTAGTCGCCCGCGCTGTCGACGCTGTTGACGGTGACCTTCCACGTGCTCGCGGTGGGTCCTTCCGGGGTGCCGAGCGGCATGGTTACGGCTCCTTGTTGAAGACGATGTGCAGGCGGAGGTTGCGGCCGGAGGTGATGTTGCTGGAGGCGGTCCGCAGGGAGCAGATGCCATCGGTGCCGATGACCCATCCACCGGTCGCGGTGCCGTCGTCCCACGTGCCGTTGATGGTGGACGCGGAGTTTGGCCGCCACCCCGAGGGCACGGTGCCCACGGCCGAGTCGGAGATGTTGCCGCTGGTTGCGGTGATGTCCGCGCCGGAGCGGTTGACGTAGAGGTTCATCTCCACCGTGGCGCCCTGGCGGTTGGCCCAGAAGTTGTTCAGGGTCCAGCCGGAGGCGATGGTGAAGCCGGACGTCGTTTCGTCGTCCAGGGAGTAGTCGTTGAGCCGGTCGGCTGTGATGAGCATGCCGGCGAGCCACAAGGTCACAGTCGCCTCCTACATCGCCGCGTAGACGGGTCGGGCCAGGCTGATTGCCTGACCGCTCGAATGGGACTTGGTGACGCCGTTGACGGAGCGCGTCACGGTGAGCGTCTGCGGGTTGAGCAGCGCGAAGTTGTCGAACGACACCGTGACCGGAAGCGTGTTGGTGTTCCCCGAGGCCAGGATGGAGCGCACGCCCACCGAGCCGGCCGCGGTCAGGTCGCTGTCGGTGGTGGACGTCTGCCACACCACCGGTTCCGGGTCGGCCACCGGCCAGGCCTTGGCGCGCAGCGTCGTTCCGATCACCTGAAGGCGGACCTTGAAGAAGGTGCCCGCGGCGTGCGTGCCCGGCACGGTGACCGTGGTGAGGTCGGTCTGGGCGCCGGCCACCCGCTTCTGGAGGACCAGGGTGAGCGTCTGGGTGGTGTTGAACGCCAGTCGGGCGTAGTAGGTGTTGTTGCCGTCCAGGTAGCGGGCCACGGGGCCCGCGAACTGTGAGCCGCCCGTGGCCAGGGCCGAGCTGGCCACGCTGACGACCAGGTCGACGTCCGCCGAGGGGGACGGGGTCACGCTGTAGCGGGAGACGTTGACGGACGTCAGGGTGTGCGTGCCGACGCTGCCGGTGACGTCGAAGTCCGAGGCCGCGCCGCCCGTGTTCGTCCACGCCGAGCCCACGGTGGGCGTGCCCCACCCGTCGGTGACCGAGCGGGTGAAGGTGTCCCGGATGGCACTGTCGGCGGCGGTCACCCGCAGCACCTCGCCCCCGGTCCTCACGTCGAACGGGAACTCCGAGGCGTAGGTGGGCGAGTCGATCCACCGGGCGACGGCCGTGGTGAACACGTCCACCGCGGTCTCCGAGGCGTCCAGCGCTTCCTTCAGCTCACAGCCGGCCGTGTCCGCCCGCCCGTAGGTGGTGGATCCGACCACGCCCGCCGTCCACGGTTCGCCGGGCACGCAGTTGAAGGTGATGCGCCAGACGTCCGGGCCGACCTCTTCGGTGTAGCCGATGACCAGGACGTCGACGTCGTCCGGGCCGTGGTCGTCCGGCACGCGCGTCAGCCGCAGCTTGTCCCCGATGTCGATGCGCAGGATGTCATCGATCATCTGGAAGACGCGCGGATTGGCCAGGTCCAGCGTGATCCGGGTGTAGCGCACCCCGTCATAGGTGCCGAGGTGCACGCGCATCCCGGCGACCTGGCGGGCCTGCGCGTCGGTCTGGACGCTGTAGGTGTAGGCCTTGTCGTAGCGGCCCACGCCGCCGTCCTCGGGATCCAGGACGGACAGCTTGCCGTCCTCCCGTACCTCCCGGGCCGGGACGGAGCCGTACTCCCGCTTGATGCTGACGTCGTTCTCGGTCAGCTTGTCGTCGTCGACCGGCTTGAACGGGGCACTGATCAGCCCCGCCTTGAAGTCGAGCGTCACCGCCGGGGGCTGGTTCCACAGCGTCGACTGCCCGCGGTGGATGACCTCGGTTCGGTCCCGCGCATCGAGCAGGTAGCCGAAGTTCGTGCGCGCGCTGTCGTTCATCAGCTCGAGCAGCTTCTTCGACCCCTGGATGCCCATGCGCTGCTGGAACACCGTCTCCCCGGCGACCGACGCGGTGTAGCCCGCCTCGGTTGCCAGGCGCACCACGCGGTCCCCGGCGCGCTCGCCCTGGAAGCCGGTGAACGCGTCGTACATCTCCCCGGCCGTGGGCCCGTTGCCGTCCCAGTAGGTGATGAACCCCACCGACTGGTCGGCGGTGGTGATGCCGCCGCCGGTGACCAGCCCCCAGTTGAACCGGATGTCCCGGGCGGCCTTGAAGACGATGCCGGACATGTTGCCGCTGAGGCGCTGCACGCCGTCGATGTAGACGTAGAAGTCGGTGGTGGTGGCGAGCGGGTCGATGGTCACCCGGATGTGGTGGCCGCGACCGTCGTTGAAGTTCGCGTTGCTGATCGTGCCGAGAAAGGCGCCCGAGGACGCGGTCTCGCCGAAGGCGCCCCGGTAGCAAGAGATCTCGTTGGTGCTGCCGAAGAAGGCGACCTGGAAGCGGTAGCGGTTGTCGCTGTCGGTGCCCGCGCCCCGGTCGTTGATCTCGAGCGTGCCGGACGCGCCGTCACCGCCCCCGGCGATGAAGAAGTCCACCGACCAGGACGACGCGGCCGCGGTGCTGTTGGGCACGCCACCGGACAGCACGCCCACGGTCTCCGCCTTGAACAGGAAGACGTCCTCAATCCAGTCCTTCAGCTTGCCGCCCTGGAACACGGGCAGGTCCTGACCGAAGCCGGGGTCGAGGGCGTAGAACATGTCGCGGCCGCCGACCAGCGAGGCCCCGCCGAGGGAGTCGACGCCGTCGGTCAGCGGCCAGCACTCGATGGGGTTGCTGGCCCGGATGAACCGCAGCAGCGCGGAGTCGGTGGGCTTGTTGCCCGCGTCCATGCGCCGCGTGACCCCGGCCGGCGTGATGCTGACGTAGTTGTCGTTGCCGGACCGGTCCCGGGTGGGCGGCCAGGCGGGCACCTCGCCGGCCATGCGGATGTGCCGGTTGGTCAGGATGGCACCGCCGCCGCGCGACCAGGTCAGGCCGGTGGAGTCGGTGAACGTGGTGCCGCCCGGGGCGGCGGACCGGGTGTTCATGTCGACCTTGACGGTGGTGCCGTCCAGCAGCTTCAGGGCGTACGCCTTGCCGCGCATGCGGTTCAGGACGCCGCCCGCCGGGGTGGTGTTGAAGGTGAAGCCGGCGCCGAACTCCATGTACGCGGTCCCGGCGAACACGTTGGTGGTGGCCCCGCCGACGATCGGGTCGCCGATCAGGTGCCATTCCTCGTCATCGACGGTGCGGCCGGTGTAGAACCGCAGTTCGTAGCCGCCCGCCCCGTTGTTGATGTCGAGGGTGACGCGCAACGCCATGCGCTGCCCGTTGTAGCCCTTGACCGCCTCGGTCGCGGACTGCGTGATGCGGCTGGCGAACGTGCCGTCGGGCGACCACAGGAACGTCAGGACGCCGTCCAGGATCTCCAGGGCCCAGCAGTCGTTCGAGCTCGGCACGTACCGCAGGGCGAGCATCTGCGACTCCGCCCAGTCCTCGAGGGCCAGGTCCAGGCGCAGGTCGAAGTCCCCTGTCACGTCCAGGGCGGCGGTGTCGTTGACGAACAGGGAGTTGTAGTTCAGGCCTCCGGGGAGCTCCGCCCACGGGGCGCCGACGTTGTAGCCGAACCGGAACGGGGTGTTGCGCCCGATCAGGTCGTACAGCGGGGACTGCGGGGCGCGGGGCGCGTACTTGTAGCCCCGGCTGTCCAGCACGCACTCGCAGGACGTCGGCTCCGCCGCGGAGGACGACTCCGAGGACAGGCCGCGGGTGACGGTCAGCGTCTGCGTGGTGCGCACGTCGCGGCTGATGTCGTTGAACGCTCCGCTATAGAACAGTTCGGCCCAGATGGGCGGGGGCAGGCTCGGCATCAGCCACCTCCCGCGTACTTGACGATGTCGCCGCCGGACGTGACCCGGACGTTCTCCTGAAGGAACTCACGGAAGCCGCCGCCGTTGATCTGGAGCACGATCGGGCGCCCGCCGTCTCCCTGCATGTTCAGCAGGCCCTGAAGCTTGCTCAGGGGAAGCACGGCTTCCTGCTCACGGCCTTCACCGATCATGGCCAGGGTGGGGCCGGTGGTGACGCCGCCCTCGGCGAGGTAGGGGATGTACGGAATGAACGGGATGTCGACGCCCGGGATGCTGTTGGCCCCGGCGATCAGCTTGTTCACGCCGTAGATGCCGTCGTTCAGCAGGCCGATGATTCCGTTGAGCGCCCACTTCAGGCCGTCGGTGACGCCGTCCCACATGCCGCCGAAGAAGCCCTTGATCCTGTCGACCCAGCCGGAGATCGTCCGTCCGATGTTGCTCCACTGAGTGGAGATCCAGCCGGTGATCGCACCCCAGTTCTTGATGATGATGCCGAGCGGGGTGAAGTTGAAGAAGATCGTCTTCACCATACCGACGGCCCAGTTGAAGATGCCGACGATGTCGTCCCACAGGTCCTTCAGCCAGTCCCAGACCGCGCTGAAGATCTTGATGGTCCACGCCTTGATCGTGTCCCAGTTCTTGATGATGACGACTGCCAGGCCGACGACAGCGGCGATGATCAGGGCAATCGGCCAGATGGACAGCAGCCACGCGGCCGCCATCGTGATCGCGCTCACGGTGGCGGAGGCGGCCATGGCGATCCAGGAACCCACCCAAGCCGCCGCCGTGGCGATGGCCGAGCCGACAGCGGTTGCAGCGGTAGCGACGGTCCCCGCCCCGAACAGGGCGAAGGTGCCGATGAGACCGAACAGCGCGGTACCGATCTGCGAGATCGTGCCGACCCAGCTGCCCATGACGCCCGCGCCGACCTGGTTGCGCTGGGCCTCGTTGAGGTCGATCTGCGCACCCTTGGCGTCGATGGCCGCCTGCTTGCCGTCGAGCTGGGCCTGGTTGTAGTCCTCGGTCGCCTGCTTGCCGTCGAGCTTGGCCTGCTTGGCATCCGCGTCCGCCTGGGTCAGGTCGATCTGAGCCTGCTGAGCCTCAAGGGAGTTGGGGCCGAACTCCTTGACCGCGTCGTTGTAGTCCTTCTGGGCAACCTTCTGGTCGAGCAGGGCCTGCTTGAGGTCGATGCCGGACTGGACGCCGTCCACCTGCGCCTGGTTGGCATCGATCTGGGACTGCTTCATGTCCTGGTTGGCTTGCTTGACGTCGAGCGCGGCCTGGGCGACGTCGTTCTGCGCGCGGGCGAGGTCGTCGGCCCGCTGCTCTCCCGTGTTCCATAGGTCGACGGCGCCGTTGACGATGTCGCCCATGCTGGCGAACGCGCCGGCGGCCCCGAGTGCTCCGGCGCCGACCGCTTCAATGCGGCTGGTGAGACCGTTGGCCTCGCTGTCCGCCTGGGCGAGGTCACCGCTGGCAGAGCTGGCCGCGTCGCCCAGTCCGTCGATGCTGGTGGTTGCGTCGTCGATCGTTGCGGACGTGCTGCCGATGTCCGCGGCGATCTCAACTGTCACGTCGGACATGCTCGTCACCCCCCATCGACTTGTTGATGCCGCGGATGGCCGCCAGCAGTTCCTGCGGGCCCTTCCGTTCGGTTCCGTAGGGCAGTAGGAAGTCCTGCGGTGTGAATCGCTTGCTGCCCTTGCCCCGGTTGGCGTTGGCGACGGTGGCGGCGATGGTGGCCGCCTGGATGTCGTTCCGGCGCCTGCCGAGTGGGCCGGTGATTTTCTCGAAGGCCATCCACTCGGTCAGTTCGGACGAACCCAGCCGGGAGTCCAGGTCGGCCACCGTCATCCCGAGGTGCTCCGCTAGTCGGAAACGGAAGAGCCGCTCTGGGCGGCGTCGGAGTTTCCCTCTGCTTCCTTCACGGCGAACCGGCCCATGCGTGAGAGCTCCTGGACCTTGCCTGCCAGCCGCTCGATGACTGCGCCGGACTTCTTGCTCAGCTCGCCGATCTCCTTGTTGGAGTAGAGCCGCTCGAAGTTCTCGTCCACCAGTCCGAAGGCGACGAGCTTCTCCCGGTACGTCTTGAGCGACTCGATCCGCAGCTGCGGGCTCTGGCCGTTGGCGACGACGCTGCCGGCCTCGATGTATCCCCGGTCGGCGGCCGTCAGCTCCATGAGCCGGACCATCGCGCCCTCGCCCCACTCGGGCACGGGCACGTCCTCCCACGTCCGGTCGACGGCGGAGTTGATCTGTGCCTTCGTCAGTAGTGCCATGGTGCGTTGTTCCCCGTTCTCGTCAGGCGCCGGTCGCGGTCAGGACGGGCTTGCCGGAGATCTTGAACGTGGCCGTCCGCTCCATCTTGTCGTCGTGCGGGAACTCGTCTCCGAGGCTGGTGATCAGCGCGGAGAACTCCCAGGTGTGCTCGTCCGCCTTCCCCGGGAGGACCACGACCTGGTAGTCGCGCAGGTCGTCCTCTTCGAAGTCGTCGTCGAGGGCCTGGTGGGTCGTGTCGCCGGGGTCGTAGTTGATGGTGATCTCGACTTCCCCGCCGTCCTTGAGGCCCTTGACGAACTCCCGGTACTTGTCGGGGGAGTCGTGGGCGGTGACCTCGATGGCCTCCCGCGACCTCGAGGGACCGGAAACGTCCGAGACGTTGGCGACGGCCACGAAGGTGCCGGCGCCGTTGGAGTCACGCTTGAGCTGGGTACCGAATGCGTCAAGACCGGCCATGGTCTCCGCCCTTCTGGGTTGGTCCGGCGCTTGCGGCCGGTCGTTGATCGAGCGATTACGCGGGGGCGACCTCAGTGCCGATCCGGAACGTCATCGGTACGTGCCGGATGTCGCCCGGGGGCTCGGGGTCCTTGAGCGTCTGAAGGGACACGAACCGCGTCCACCGGTGGACGTGGCCCTCGATGGTCAGCGGGGTGTGGTCCAGGACCTGGAGCACACGGGCCGCGATCGTGAGGCTTGTGGCGAAGCCGCGGTTCTGGTCCCAGATGTGCAAGGTCTCCAGCACCTCGGAGCCGTACCGGTCGTGCGCGTTGGACGGGGTCTCTACCGCCTCACCGATGACGATGTACGGGTACGGCTGCTTCTCGTTGACCCAGTCGAAGACGCCCTTGATGAGGTCCATGAGCGGCGCGTCGGCCAGCAGCGCGTTACGCACGCCGTCCTGGGTGGGCAGCGCGGCCAGCCCCGGGGTGGGGCTGCTCACCGCAGGGCCCGCCGTACTTCTTCCGTCAGCCGGGAGGCAAAGCGGCCCCGCTCCCGTTCCAGCGCCGGATACAGCGACGGCTGCGCGGGGCGCCTGCGGGTACCGAACTCGACATAGGTGGCGTAGGAGTTCTCGGGGCCGAACCAGCCGACATCGGCGACCAGGCCGCCCTCGCGGAACCGGATGTCGACGGCGTCCTTGAGGTGGTGGCTGTCGCCACCCCTGGTGTCGACCGGCACGTTGCGCTTGACGTCGTCGCGCACCGCCTCAGCCGACTCCTTCACGGCCTCCACCACGGAATCCCTGATCCGGTCGGGCAGGCCCTCAAGGCGTTGCTTTGTCCGGGCGATGCCGGAGACCCGTACCCCGCTGCGCGCCATCGCCGTCACCTCCTGCTGAGCTGCTTGCGGATGATGTGCAGTTCGCCGGCGACGGCGAGCAGACCCCAGGCCAGCGCGCGCGGCAGGTCGACCGTGCCGCCGCTCTCGCCGAGGTGCGTCTCAGCGCGGCGGCGGGCTTCGTGCGGCTCCACCTGGGGAAGCCGGGGCGGGCGTTCGTCCGCCATCAGGCGCCCAGTTCGAACGGGCGGACCGTGACCGTGGTGGCAGAGCTGTAGGTGATGGCCGCCCGCCCGTTCGCCCCGCGGAAGATGTTGGCGAGCGGGATGATGGCGTGCTTCCCGGCCGCGACCACGTAGGTCGGGTCGGCGATGCCCACGCCGGAGACGGTGCCCGGGGTGGCGATGGTGACGGTGATGGGCGATGCCGCACCGTTGTTGACGTACAGGAACCGTCCCGGTCCGACCGGGGCGGTGTCCCCTCCGCCCGCGGCTGCGGTCGCGGCGGCTGCGACGTCGAGGGTGCCGGCTGCGACGGACACGGTGGTAAGGCTGAGGTCAGCCACTGGGTTCTCCTTCTCCCTGGGTCAGCTCAACAAAGGCCTTGGCGTAGACCGGGGTGGACGGGTGGACGATCGACTCCACCCGGAAGACCTGCATGGTGCCGAGCGCGTCGGCGCCCCGCAGTTCGTCACCGCGGCGCACGATCGTCCGGGGCGAGAGGTAGATGTTGTGCGAGTGACTGGACTCCGCCTGAGCGGCCATCAGCCGCTCGGTGGGGGAGGGCTGATCGACCTTGCCGCGCACCGTGCCGACCTGGACCAGGGTGGTCGTCTGCCCGCCGTGTCCGTCGTCGGACGTCTGGGGGCGGTACACCGTCAGGGTGCGGTTCAGCGTGTGGCCGATGCCCCTCATCGGGTCACCAGCATGTCGATGCCGCCGCCGAACCGGGCCCGTAGCCGGTCCCGCCAGTACTGCGGTAGGTCCATCTCGGTGATGCGTCCGTCGGCCCCGTAGGTCACCGCCCAGTCACCGAGCCGTTCGGAGGTGATCTCCTTGGTACCGGCCAGGCCCGTGCCGTCGTCCTCGCGGACGGCGACGATGGCGGATGCGGCCATGCGACAAACCAGGTCGACGATGTCCTCGGGCGCCTCGAGTAGGCCGTGCGTCATGGTGACTTCGACCTCGGACGGCTCGCAGCCGGTCCAGCCGCACGCCCGCCACAGCCGCTCTGAGCGCAGCCGCCAGTCGGTGACCGCGTCGCCGTCGATGCTGACGGAGGCGACGGACACGATGGGCGGGGCGGGCAGCCGTAGCCACTGCCCGCGCATGCCCTCGAGGGTGATGGTGGAGGTGACGCGGGTGATGGGCACCCCCGCCGCCTCCCGTACGGCCGCCGAGGCGATGCCCAGGTAGACGCCGGCGATGCTCGTCTCGGAGGCTTCCACGGTGAAGCCGCGGGCCTCGAGGTCAGCAACCGTTGCCAGTGGATCCAGTGCCACGGCGGCCCCCTCCCTGTCAGCTGACCATGTCGATCAGGTCGGCCTTGGTGTAGTTGGCGGCGTCCTCGCGGGACATGTGCTGGGTGCGGGCCACGTAGACGACCCAGTCCGCCTTGGGCGCGTTCAGCGCGGGGCGGTCCGGGTCGGGCTCCGCCTCGGCGGCGGGCTCGTCCACGGGGGTGTCCTGCTCGCCGTCGGCAGCAGGCTCGTCCGTGTCCGTCTCGGGGGCTGGCTCCAGGACATCGCCCGGCCAGGTCCACTCACCCGAGTCCAGACGGCGCTGGATCTCCTTCTCCGTGAACGGCTGGCCGACGGTCACCATGAACGGTGCGCCGGCCGAGCCGATCAGACGGAGTTCGTCACCGGTCCTCACTAGGAGACGATGACGTCGGCGGCCGCCAGGCCGGTCGGGCGGATGACCTTGGCGCCGTACAGGTGCAGGCCCTTCACGATGTCCGCGAAGCCCTTCTCCTTGCGCGCCGCCTCGGTCTTGTTGATCTGCTCCGCGTAGGTGACCGCGCCGCCGTACCCGGCGAGGATCAGCCGTCCGGCACCCGCGCCCGGACCTGCCGGGTGGTTGTTGGACTTGCGGATGGTGAAGCCCGCAGCCTCGCCGACCATGCCGTTGGTGCGGGTCGCTGCGGACGCGGCGTCACCGGCGGCGACGAACCGCGAGTCCTTCTGAAGCAGACCGTGGAACGCCGGCGTGACGACCACCCAGCGACCTTCCGTCGGGACGTTGTCGACGTCCAGGATGACGCCCATGTCCACAAGCAGGTCGTAGGCCTCGGACGGGGTGGCCAGGGTCTGCTCGGCGACCAGGTTGCCCGCGTCGACACCGGCCGCCATGAGGCCGGCCACGTACTGGTCCGCGACGTCGCGCAGCTTGTACGCGGCCTTACGGGCCTGCTCGGTCAGGATCTTGCCGCCGTTGAACGCCTGCCGCTTCTCCACGTCGTCGACCTCGAACGCGAAGTACTTCGCCTGGTCGATGAGCAGCGTGAGGTCGGCGTCGTCGACATCCTCGATGGTGATGTCGGTGTGCGGGGTGTACGTGCCGACCGTCGGGTCGGCGAGCGAGGTGATGTGGACGGTGTCGCCGTAGTTGGAGATGTCGCCCTCGTACTCGCGGTTCACGACGCCGGGCGCCGCGTACACCAGGGACTTTTCCAGGGCGACCAGAAGGTTGGCGTTCCACACTTCCGGCTTGAAGGCGCTGATGGCCATGGGGTTCTCCTCGGGGGGTTACCGGTTGAGGCCGAGGTAGTCGTCGAGGCGGCCCTCGTTCTGGGCCTTGACGATCTCGGCGTGGTTGCCCGCCGCTGACAGACGCTTGACGTCCGCCTCGGTGAGCTGGGTGGGCCGGGCATTCCCCTTGCGGGCGCCGGAATCCGCGGTCCCTTGGAACCGCGGCTTGGTGGGGGTGCCGCCTTGCGCGGCCAGGTAGGGCTTGGACTTGATCAGGTCCTCGATCGCGTCGGAGACCTCGTCGGCGTCGACGTTGCCGTCGTCGTCGACCTCGAACTGGGACAGGTCCAGGAAGCGGTAGGCGTCGGCGGGGTCGGCCAGTTTCCCGGCCGCTGCCGCGCGTACCTCCGCGCGCACGATGCGCTCGTTCACGCGGACCATGGCGGTCTGCTCGGCCTGCCGTACCAGGGCGTCCTGGTCGGGCTGGACACCGTCGGCCGGCTTGTCGCGCTCGGCGAGAGCGGCCTCGAGGGCGCGGCGCTTCTCGCGCTCCGCCTTGAGCTTGCCCTTCATGGTGTCCAGGGCCTTCTTGCCCGGGTCGCCCAGGGCTTCCGCGCCCTCCGGGTCGTCGGTCTCCTCGGCGGCCTCTACGGCCTCGGGGTCGTCGACGGCAGCCGGGTCGACCTCGGGAGTCTCCTCGGTCGGGACGTCCTCGGTCGTGGGCTCGGCAGGGGTGGATGTGGTCATCGTGCGCTCCCATTGCGGGGGTTGGGCCCAGGCGTTGCGCGCGGGCGGGGAAAGGAAGGTCAGGCGATGTAGCCGTTCCGGCGCAGCAGCTGCACGGCGTGCTCGCGGTTGTCGGCCGTGCGGTAGATCTCTTCGGGCATCAGCCGCGCCACGGTCGGGCGGAAGCCGCGGATGGACTGCGAGCGGGGGATGGCTCCGGCCTGCTGGAGGCGGCGGAACTCCTGGCGGCGGAACTCGCCGCGCGCCGTGCCCTCGGTCGTCGTGACGGGCCGGCCGCCGAGGGCGGAGGCGCTGGCCATGCCGCGGCGGGCGTTGACCAGCTGGCCCAGGTCGGCGCCGTCGTTGAGGGCCTTGGTTCCGGCCTGCCCGAACGTCTTGCGCTTCTCTTCCTCGGACATCTGCGCCACCAGCTCATCCGGCGACGCAGGCCGGGGGCGGTGCTGGCGGGTGACGGGCTCCATGCCGCACTTGCAGCGCGGGTGCCGCAGGAACGCCTTGTCCGTCTGGTACTCGTTCCCGGCGAGGACGATGCAGCGCGAGCAGGCGCCGCCCTCCACCACGCGGATGTAGCCGGTGACGGCCGGCCGTGCGGTCATGGCGACCGAGTCGGCTGCCCGCCCGACGTCCGCCACGGCGGTCTGGGCGATGGCGTCCAGCGTTGCCCGCCCGGCAACCAGGGCCTGGACGATGGGGCGTCCGGCGGTGACCATCCGAAGCGCGGTCCAGATCGGCGCCATCAGGATCCCGGCGAGGGGGCGGCCTGCGCCGTCGAACCCGGCGAACGCGGACGGGATGACCCCGCCGGCGCCGGGCCGGTCGTCGTTCTGCGGTCCGAGTAGGCGGTTCAGCCACGGCCCGGTCATCTGTGCGGCCGCCGTCTGCCCGCCCATGATGATGGAGAGGGCGTCACCGGCCAGGCCGAGCCAGGACTGATACAGGTTGTCCTCGTCCAGGCGCGCCCAGACGCCGCGTGTGGCCAGGCCCGTTGCGACCGTCAGGCGCTTGCGCGCTTCCATGTGCGTGACCGCCTCGGGGGACGGGCTCACGCCGCCTGCTCCTCACCCTCATCCGGCCCCTCCTCGGGGTCGGCGTCCACGGGCGGGACGTTGCCGGCGGTGTCGGCGCCGCCGCCGAGCTGGCGGGTGAGCTCGGTGACCGGGTCGGCCTCCAGCTCCGCCATACGCATCGCCATCACGTCGGCCACCTCGGTCGGGGTGAGGCCGTAGCGCAGGGCCAGCCACTCGAAGGGGAAGCCCAGTTGCTTCAGCTTCAGCAGGGCGTCCGCCATCTGCGCGTGGGAGCGGGACTCCACGTCCTTCCACAGCACGCGCCCGGAGCGCAGCGCGGCAGCCTTGGCGTCCTCACCGCGGGCAAGGGCGATCAGGCGGGCCATCTCGCGCAGGCCCTGGCCCTGCCAGATCTGCTTCTCCTCGGTCCGCTTGACCAGGCCGGTCTCCGCGGCGAGCAGGGCGCCCTCCCCCAGGTTGGCCATCTTCCCGATCAGGTAATGCTGGGGGGTCCTCGTCTGCGCGGCGAGGTGGCCGACTGCGACCTCGATCAGCCCGGTGTACATGCCGAGGTTGGCGGCCTGCCACTCACCGATCCGGACGTCCTTGCCGTTGAACATCATCACGCGGTCCACGGCGAACTTCTCGATGTCCACCGGCTGCGTGCCGATGACCTCCCCGTCGCTGTTCAGCTTCGGCACGACCGGGCGTTCGGCGCCCATGATGACCCGCTGCGGGAAGCTGGCGTAGTCGGAGGCGGTGAACAGCTGCGCCCACAGCAGGTTGATGGCGTCCTGCATGGCGATCACGCCGCGCACGTCGCTGATCGGCTCGCCCACCAGCACCGACTTGTTGGGCAGTTCCACCATCGGCACCACGCCCATGGGGTTCGGCTGCGGGTTCGGCTCGCCCAGGGACTCCGGGTCGCGGGGCATCCACCGCTTCATCGCCTCATCGACGTCGACCATCTGCGGGGACTTCTCGCCGTCCTGGAAGACGTGCGGGCGGCAGAACTTCCACACCTCATCCGCCAGGTAGAGGGTGGCGTAGTCCACGCTTCCGTCCTGCCACCGCTTCAGCGCGGCACGCCGCAGCCGGCGCGAGCCCGGTTCGTAGGCGATGATGCACTGGCTCGGGTCCTCGAAGCTGACCACCGGCATGTCCGGGTCGGCAGGGTCGCCCCACACCAGCACGAACGAGCGGGCGTTGACCACCGAGCCGAGGAACCCCAGCTGACTGTCGGCGTCCAGGCCGTTGACCTGCCACACGTTCCACAGGTCCCTGTCCGCCGACACCTCACCGGACGCCTGGAAGCCGGTGACGGTCAGCCGCTCCACCGGGGAGTCGGCCACGACCTGCACCCAGTTGTCGGAGAAGTCGCGGTAGCGGTCCCCGTGGAACTTGGCGAACTCATCCGACGCGAACTTCAGCGGGTGCTCCCCGCGGTAGTAGGCGTTGTGGCGGGTGATGTCCCGGCCGCGCTGCATCAGCTCAGCCTCGAGCAGCTGCACCAGGTTGAGGGCCTGCTCAATCGTCGCCATCGGGCCCCCTTTCAGCTGCCGTAGTAGAAGGACTGCTCTCGCTCGGCGAGGCCCGCGGCGATGACGTCGCCCAGGGCTTCGTGCGCCAGGACGCTCGGGATGGTGGCGTCGATCTTCTGCGCGGGGCTGGCCTTCTTCAGGACGTAGCGGTCCATCGGGCGCGCGGCCGCACGCGTGTTGGCGATGTGGTCCGCGGTGATCGGGCAGTCATCGTGCGAGAACTTCACGGTCCCGCTGCCAGCCCGCACCACGTCCGTCTTCAGCCGCTCGCAGGCCGCGTGCATCTGGACGATGCGGCGGGTGTACCAGCGGATGACGCGTTCCTCGCCGTACAGGTCGACCCATTGGTCGATCTCGGTCTCCCAGTAGGGGGGGTCTGCGTACAGCCGGACCACGTCGTAGCGGGCCATCAGCTGCGACATGGCCGCGTGGACCTCTGCCGCGGGCACCTGGCCGCCGTAGTCCGCCGGGTTCCAGATGGTCGGCTCATCGTTCGGCCCGTAGACCGGGGTGAACTGGTAGCCGTCCATCGTCTCTGCGCGGATCGCGGTCCAGTCGTCGACCTCGGAGCCGTCGAAGCCCAGCACGATCCGCGTCATCGGGCGCACGCGCCGCGGGCTCGCCTTGGCCGCCCACTTCGCCGGGTCCAGCCACGTCGCCGAGCCGGCCACGCACCGGTTGCCGAAGAACCGTTCAGCCTGGGCGGGGTCCCGCTCCATGATTTCGGCGGCCTCGGCCTCGATGGCGTCCAGGTCGACGTGCGCCGATCCGGCGTACACGATGGCGTGGATCTTCCGGCGCTGCCGCTTGTCGCCGTACGACAGGGACTTCGGGGCCTGGGGGTGGTACTTGAAGATGTCCCGGGCCTTGGCCTGGTGGGTGGTCTGGGCGACCGAGTTCTCGGAGGGGTCCCAGGAGTTCGTCGTCTCCATCGACCGGCCGCCCATGCCGGCCGCACCGCGGCGCTGGGTGTCCGCCACCCGCTCGAGCTTGTTGGCCTTGGTGTACAGGCCCGTCTCGTCCTGCATCGCGAAGATGATGGGGTTGCCCAGACGGGACAGGGCGTTCGACGTGACGACGTCGATGCGGCCCTGGTCGCCGACCCGGGTGAACTCCTCGCCCACGCGCATCAGCTCGGACAGCGGACCGCGCTTCACCATGGACTGAAGCGGACGGTAGACGTTGTCGACCTGGTCCTCGGACGTGGCCGTCAACTGGATCAGCGGTGTCGGCCACGGCGTGCCCATCGGCTCGCCCGGCTGGTACTGGTACCACCATCCGCAGCTACAGCCGTGGTCAGAACACCGGTACACCTCGCCGCCGGACGCCCACCCGTTGAAGACGACCGGGCCGGCCGCCTCGGCGAGGACGATCGTGGCGGACCACGGTCCCTTACCGGTCTTCTGCGGAGCGACGATCTGCGAGCGGCGGTAGTGGAACGCCGGAGCGAACTGGCCAACGGTGGCTTCTGGGCGAACCCGGTAGTGGTTGACGGTGCACCACAGCTGCCACGGGTACAGCTCCAAGTCCTCGCCGGCACGAAAGCCGTCAGGGACAGGGCAGTGCGCTTCGATCCAGTACGGAACGATCCAGAGCGTGGGGAAGTCGACGACGAACTCGGGCCCGGCGTCAGGCCCCTTCGTCACGGGGCACGACCTTCAGCCGGTCACGCGGGCCAGGCCGCCGCACCATCGGGCGAGCCTCCACCGGCACCGACGTGTCCGGCCCTTCCACCGCGGGGGCGACCTTCCACCGGTTGCGCAGCATGCCGGACACGGACAGACCGAGGCTGTCGAGGTACCCGCGCACCATCTTCTTCACGTCGACCCGAGCGTCTGGCTTCTCCGCCTCCGCCAGCGTCCGCGCGAACAGCGCCACCTCGAGGGCCTGGCCCATGTCCTCCCACATCACAGCCTGCGGCTTGGACCACAGGTCGTCCCACAGCGCCAGCTCCCTGGGCGTCGCCTCGGTCAGCGGCCACTCGGGCAGTTCACCGGTGCGGCCCTCCGCCGGCAACGTCGTCCACCCGCCGCGCTCTGCGGCCTTCATCTGCCTGAGCGAGTTCGGGTCGGGCGGCGGTCCGGAGACGGCGCGTGCTCCACCACGGGGCATGTCGATCACTCCTCCACGCTGCGTTGCGCAGCACGAACGGCGTCACATTGCGTGACGTCTGGGGGGTCTCGGGGGACCCTCTGAACCCGACGGACCGGGCAGAGCCC